CTACGTTAAATTATAATGTATAATTTATATTACAATTTAGCCTGTACAGGCCTGGAAGATATTTTAGGATATATACGAGAGATGCCAAATAAGGAATTAATACTGTGTAAATTATACCAGTATCGTAATCCCTGTAATTGGGCATGACGGGAAACACGAAGTGTAACCCCATCACTCGGAATATCACGGGTCAACGGGTCTTTCTTTAATCATCTCCTAGGAGATAAATATAAAGATAAAGGCCCATAACTCAAACGGCGAACCTCTAACAGGGCATCTTCAGAGATAATTCTCTTGAGATGTATTGGTTGAACCTTACCTAGTGTTTCACTAAGTATGGGTAAACCTATTCCTGGTATGGTAAAACCGTTCTCAGACCCTCCTATAGATACACCAACTGGACTAGTAGGACCTAATTCATTTAAAGTAGATTCTTCTGCTTTAAGGAAAGGAGATCAAAATAGTATAGTTAATCTATCCACAAAAGGAACCAAGAGGTTATCGGATGACCTCGGTTTTATAACTAAATTTACTTCTTTGTTTAACTCTTGATAAATCAAAGAGTAATCAGAAGCATATTTAGCCACTTTGCTCAGAGACTTAATATAGTCAGTATACATTTTGTTACTGATTAAGTCCTCCAATTCATAAATCTTTTTGAGATGTAAACTCTCAGAAAGAGTATGGAGACTGCACTCGACTGGTAAGCTCGTTAGAGCGCCAAGTAAAGGGTAGTCAGAATTTTCTGATGGTAAAGACTTCTCCTTATTTATATCATCTATATAGTGATATTTATATAAGAAGTCAATACCCCAGATCCTTTGGAGAGCAGGGCTACCAGATAATGGTAGTCTAAAACCTAAATCCGGTGATGTATGCTTGTCATCTCTGAAAACACCTAACTCGATTGAACGAGTCAGAATACTATTTCATAATTGAAATAGTCCTATCGGAGAAAATTTATCGAGTATAGTACCAATAGGTAGAGGTGAAACCTCTACTCCGTTTATAAATAAACGTGAGGCAAATTCTATTGAATTTGTTCCCTCAGTTGGAACTACACACTTGGGTAAGGAAATCCCCACTCCAAGTGATCCTAAGATCTCAATATACTTCTTCGCTACGGCTATATTGGCAATAACAACATCATCGCCCAGGACTAGATAGTCCTTAAAGTTAGAGATCCCTACTATTTTAGCAGAGAACTTAACAAGGGTATGATTAGTTAGAGCCAGTATTGCTCATGAAGAATAGAATCCTATTCCTTGACCTGTATTATAATAAATGAAATGACCTTTCTTATCAGATAAGTAAAAGGGATTTCAAATTATAACCAGTATTCAAAGAATACCAAGGATTATACTTTTCCTATAAGCTGCTATGATAACAGCTTGTAGAGGTAATGGTAACCGATCGGTTGCCGCGGAAAGATCAATACTAAACATAGGTTTGCCTTCGTTATATCACTTTTGGTTATACTTCTTAACCTTTGATTGGTTAAAAGTACAGTCTATTTCCAACCCTTTAAGGGTTTGGAATAAGGCATGATGGAGAGGAGTCAACACTCTTTGTGTGACCCAATCCCCAATAGCAATATAACGCCACTTTCCTAAGCCATCTACAAAAGTAGATATTTTTGCTAAGGAATTAAGTTCTAACTTTGTCTTAATTTTACTATTAGTGAAATAAGAACGAAGTGTAGACACAACATTAATGTTGTGGGCTGACCTAATTGTTTTCATTCATTTAAGAAGAGAACTTGGATAATAGGTATAAAAATGTACCTTATTACCAACTATCTTATTAAATGATTTGATCGTATATACTTCCTTACCTATGAGAATACCGTAGAGGTGGATAGAAAATAGATCGAGTAATTTTAAGTAGAATGGTGAATTAAATAAATTCAACAAATCTACAACTCGGGCTATTAATGTCCTACCATTTGGACCAGTTTTACTAATATGGGAAACTGTTATCTGACCAATTGACAGATAATTCTTTAAATCAAACTTATTAGGATCTCCAAAGAGTTTCCTTTTTGAATTTAAAGAAGCTGTTAACCAAGGGAGAATTACTGGTATTTCAGTATTTCAATGACTAAAAATATATTTCGAGAACTGTAAACAATTCTTATATCTATTAAACCTTATAGGTATATAGATTGTTTTATAGTCTTGAGAAGTATATCCTGATATCTTCTTGTAAGAACGTAGTAGAGTTAGAATTATGACTTTATCCCAGTTACTATCCAGTTTATAAGCTGGTTTTAGATAACTAGGAACCTCTATGCCTCGAACTGCATTAGTTCGACGTCACTGAGGACTCTGTGATACAGGATTGATGTCTCATATGAGAACTCAATTTTTGTATTGGAGAAAGTCGTCTTTCATCTGAGAAGCTGTGACATGATTGTCAAACTTCTTCAGTTTACGGATAAGAGATTTGGAAATTATTTTAATAATTCCATTAATCTCTCCGCTGTTGAGACTACACAAAATCTTTGTGATAGACTCAACTACCTGGATATCCTCTCTACAACCCTTATAAGAAGGCTTATTAGGAGTCTTTGAGATACCAACGTACCGGACTGCTTTCCCTAATCTTTCGAAAAGGTGCGCGTGCTTAACAGTACGTGATAAAGAGATAAACAGGTGCATGAGATGGATTAGAAATAAA